ACTGGTGCTTCAACTGGTAATTTAACAATTACTACAGGTACTTTAGTCGCAAATTTAGAAGGTGCTGTTACAGGTAACGCTTCTACAGCAACTGCTCTTGCAAATGCTAGAACAATCGCTGGCCAATCGTTTGATGGTAGTGCAAACATAACGATTGCTTCTACAGACTTATCAAATACTAGTGCGATTGCTTTATTAACTTCTACACAGACTTTAACAAATAAAACTATTGATTTAGGCGACAACACTTTAACAGGTTCTTTAGCAGAATTTAATACTGCTTTACAAGGCGACAGTTTCGTTTCTTTAACAGGAACAGAAACAATAACTAATAAAATTTTAACAGATCCTCTTATAGAACGAACACTCGCATTATACCATCATACTATTGACGCTGGTGGTGATATTATTTTAGACGCTGGTGGTGCTGATATAATTTTAAAAGATGGCGGAACAGAATTTGGTAGATTTACAAACAATTCAACTGACCTTGAAATCAAGGTTTCTACACAAGATAAAGACATTAAATTTATAGGTGATGATGGCGGTTCTGCTATCACAGCATTAAGTTTAGATATGTCAGCTGCAGGTGCAGCCACATTTAATTCTACCGTAACTGCTTCAGGTTTTGTTGGCGATGTAACAGGAGATGTTACAGGTAATGCTGACACAGCAACAACACTTGCAACTGCTAGAACAATTGCAGGTCAAAGTTTTGATGGTTCAGCAAACATAACTATTGCTTCAACAGATTTATCAAACACAAGTGCTATCACACTATTAACAAGTACTCAAACATTAACTAATAAGACTTTAACAAGTCCTGTTATTAATGCTTTCTCTGGTACAGGTAACGCTAGTATTGCAGGTACTTTATCATTAACATCTACAAGTACAGGTGATGTATTAAACATAACTACAACTGAAAATAGTGCTACGGCAGGTCCTACTATTAACTTAAAAAGAAATAGTGGTAGTATTGCTGACGCAGACTACATGGGGCAGATTAAATTTACAGGTGAGAATGACGCTGACCAAGAACAAGTTTATGCTAAAATCACTGGTAAAATACAAGACGCTTCTGATGGCAGTGAAGATGGTTTACTAGAATTTGCAAACGTTAAAGCAGGCACACAAACAATTACTGCTAGATTAAGATCAGATAGTTTACAATTATTAAATGGTACAAGTTTATCAGTTGCAGGTGACGCTACAATCACAGGTGACTTAACAGTAAATGGTACAACAACTACAATCTCAACTACAAATACAGTAGTAGAAGATTCATTATTAGAATTAGGAAATGGCACTTCAGGAACACCTGCTAATGACGCTGGTTTAGTTATTGAAAGAGGTAGTGCTGATAACGCATTTATAGGATTTGACGAAAGTGATGATAAGTTCAAAGTAGGAACTGGTTCATTCACAGGTGCAAGTACAGGAAATTTAACAGTTACAACTGGTACATTAGTTGCTAATTTAGAAGGTAACGTTACAGGTAATGTAACTGGTAACGTATCAGGTACTGCTGGTTCAGCAACAGGAAACGCTGCAACAGCGACTGCATTAGAAAGTGCTAGAACAATTGGTGGTGTATCATTTGATGGTACTGCTAATATCAACTTACCAGGAGTTAACACATCTGGATCACAAGACACAAGTGGTAACGCTGCAACAGCAACAATACTAGAAACTGCTAGAACGATTGCAGGACAATCATTTAATGGTAGTGCTAATATTACAGTTGCAAGTACAGATTTATCAGATACGGCTTCAATCGCATTATTAACGTCAAGTCAAACTTTAACTAATAAGACAATTGACTCTGATAACAACACAATTACTAATTTAGTCAATGCTGATATTAAATCATCAGCTGCAATCGCATTTAGTAAGATGGCAGATTTAACTACTTCACGTGCTTTAGTATCTGATGGTAGTGGTGATGTATCAGTAAGTGACGTAACATCAACAGAATTAGGTTATTTAGATGGTGTTTCAAGTGCAATTCAAACACAATTAGATAACAAAGCAACAAAAGGTTTTGCTATTGCGATGGCAATTGCATTATAAATATATAAATATAGAGAGATTAAAATATGGCACAGAATTTTAGAAGATACATAGCAAGAAACGTTGGGACATCAGCTTCAACACTATTTACTGCTAACAGTTATGATACAGTTATCGGTATTGGTATTTGTAATACAACATCAAGCGAAATCAAAGTAGATGTTTTTGTTAATGATGGATCAAACGACTATTATCTTATAAAAAACGCACCAATTCAAACAGGTGGTGCATTACAAGTTATTGATGGTGGGGCGAAATACGTAGTACAATCTGCTGACGTTTTCAAAGTTAAATCTGATACTGCTTCGTCTTGTGACGTAATAGTAAGTACAGTAGATGATATATCAAGTTAAGGATTATAGATGGCTTATATAGGAAACAATACTGCTCAAACTACTGTAGATACAGTAGATCAAAGGTTTGACGACTTTTTAGCAACGTCAATTGACGCCTCTAAAGTACAGACAATATTTTTAGGTGGTGATGAATCAGGAGTATCTGCTTCACCAGAGGATGCTTTTGGTAATTCTTTAAGTACAATAACTGCTGATTGCAATCACAAAACATATAGACGAATCGACATGGGTACTGTTTCAGTACAATTAGGTGTAGTTGATTTTGGATACGTTGCAAATTCTAATTAATATTATGATAATTAAAAAAAATAAGGAGTAAAATAACTAATAATTATAAATAGTATTAGTTTTTTGTTACAAAAGGGAGAAGTAAAACAATGCCAACAATTTTACAATTAAGAAGAGGTACTACTGCCGAGAACGCTGCCTATACAGGTTCAGCGGGCGAAATAACGGTAGATACAACTTTAGATAAAGTTATCTTACACGATGGTTCTACTGCAGGTGGTACTACTGTTGGTAACTTACAAGGAAATATTCAGTTAGGTAAGACGGCTGCAGGCGAAATAGATACGTCTTCAGGAAATCTTACAATAGATTCAGCTGGTGGTACAGTAACGATTGACGACAATCTTACAGTATCAGGAAACTTAACAGTTTCAGGAACAACAACAACTGTAGATTCAACAACAATCAGTATTCAAAATAGTTTTGTATTTGAAGGTGCAACAGATGACGCACACGAAACTACATTAACAACAGTTGATCCTACAGGAGATAGAACAATATCTTTACCAAACGTTTCTGGTACATTACCAGTTCTTGCAGTTGCTTCAACAACACAGATTACATCTACACCAGAAGAATTAAACATTTTAGATGGTGTAACTGCAACTGCTTCAGAATTAAATGCTTTAGATGGTATTACATCAAGTGTTTCTGAATTAAACATACTAGACGGCGTAACATCAACAGCTGCTGAATTAAATTTAATAGATGGTTCTGCTGCTGGTACAATCGCAAATAGTAAAGCAGTAATTTATGGTTCAAGTGGTGAAGTAAATGCAAGTTCTTTACAAATTTCAGGAACTGCTATTACATCAACTGCCGCTGAATTAAATATATTAGACGGTGTAACATCAACAACTGCTGAATTAAATTTAGTAGATGGTGGAACAACAGCAGGTACAACTGCCGTTGCAGGTGGCGATGGTATCGTTACTAACGACAATGGTACAATGCGTCAAACTACAGTAGATACATTTGATACTTACTTGGCTGCTACAACAAAAACTTTAACTAACAAAACAATTTCAGGTTCTGCAAACACATTATCTAATATCGGAAACAGTTCACTATCAAATTCTGGTATAACAGTTTCAGATGGTTCTAATACTACAGCAGTTGCTCTAGGCGGAACAATGACTTTTGCTGGAACTACTAACGAAGTTGATGTTGCTGAAAGTTCAGGAACAGTAACTATCGGATTACCTAACAACGTAACAATCTCTGGAAACTTAACTGTTTCTGGTGATACTACTACAGTTAATACTGCTACATTGGCAGTAGAAGATCCATTAGTTGCTCTTGCAACTGGTAACAATTCTTCAGACGCTGTTGATATTGGGTTATATGGGTTGTACGATACATCTGGTTCACAAGACCTTTACGGTGGTTTCTTTAGGGACGCTGGTGATGGTAAGTGGAAACTATTTAAAGATAATCAGGCTGCACCTACAACAACTGTAAATACTAGTGGTACTGGTTATGCTGTTGCTACAATAGTTGCAAATTTAGAAGCAACTACTGCTACATTGGGTGGTTCTGATATTATCTCAACAGACAACACAAAGACTCTTACAAACAAGACTATCGTTGCAGGTAATAATACTATTTCAGGCATTACTTCATCAATGTTTTCAAGTGCTGTGACTTTACTGATACTTGATTCATCTGGTTCTACTGTTAAGACAATTATTGGTAACGCAAGTTAATCCATAGTTAATATCTATTTTCATCAATAGGTAACGTGTATTTAATTGCTATTATAAATAGTAATAAAGGATTAATATGGCCAACCCAGCAACTAGAGAACAATTAAAACAATACGCTTTAAGAACACTAGGGAAACCTGTAATTGAAATCAACGTGGATGACGATCAGGCTGAAGATAGAATTGATGAAGCGTTACAATTTTTTGCTCAATATCACTATGATGGTGTTGAAAGAACATACCTTAAATACAAAGTTACTCAAGCAGATGTAGATAGAATAACGACAGATGTTGAGGCACAAAGTCATAGTAAAACTGCTTCTAAAGTAGTTAATAATTTCACAGGCGATGGTTCAACAACTGCCTTTACTTTAGGCACAGCTGCTGATGATGTAAATGCCTTAACGGTTAAGGTTGATGGTACAGAAATGAGTAGAGGTGCTGATTTTTCAGTATCAGGCACAACACTTACTTTTGCAACAGCACCAGCAGGATTACCAATAGAAGTTACAATACAGAATACAGTTACAACACCTTGGAAAGAAGCACCTAATTATATAATCTGTCCTGAACACGTATTGGCTGTAACTAGAGTATTCCCATTATCAAATAGAGGTAATCAAAACTTATTTGATATTAGATACCAATTAAGATTAAATGACTTGTATGATTTTTCATCTACAAGTATTATACATTATGATATGGTATTAAGACATTTAGATTTTTTAGACCACATACTAATCGGTGAAAAACCAACTAGATTTAATCAATACAACAATAGATTATACATTGATATGGATTGGAAAAATGACATATCTGTAGGTGAGTATCTTGTTATTGAGTGTTTTAGAAAATTAGACCCAACAACATTTACAGATGTTTATAATGACATTTATTTGAAAAGATATACAACTGCTTTGATTAAAAAACAATGGGGTGCTAACTTATCTAAATTTAATGGTGTTGCAATGTTAGGTGGAGTTACACTTAACGGTCAACAAATATTTTCAGAAGCACTACAAGATATACAAAAATTAGAAGAAGAAATAAGGGGCACATACGAAACGCCTGTAAGTTACATGATAGGATAATGCCATGCCAGTTAATCATTATTTTCAAAGTGGCAATGGGATTGGTAATGACTCAGAAAAAAGATTACACGAAGACCTTATAATTGAAGGTCTAAAAATATACGGCCAAGATTGCTTTTACTTACCAAGAACATTAGTCAATAAAGATTTAGTTTTAGGAGAAGATACTATCTCTAAATTTGATCAATCATACATGTTAGAAATGTATATTGAAACAACTGAAGGCTTTGCTGGCGAACAAGAATTAGTATCTAAATTTGGTTTAGAAATTAGAGAAGATACAACATTTGTCATTGCAAAAAGAAGATGGCAAAATCAAGTAGATAATCAAGCAGTACAGATTGTAGATGGAAGACCTAACGAAGGTGATTTAATTTATGTACCTTTGATGAATAGTTTTTTTGAGATACAATTCGTAGAAGATCAGGAACCATTCTTTCAATTAGGTAACTTACCTGTTTACAAATTAAAGACAACTAGATTTGAGTATAGTTCAGAAAAAATTGATACTGGTAGATCAGAAATTGACGTTGCTGAAGATGATTTATCTATTGATCAATTACAACATCAAATGGTACAAGAAGATGGTACAGGTTTCTTATTAGAAACTACAGATACGGTATTGAAAAATTACGACTACTTATTATTAGAAAGTCATGTTGATGTTAACTTGGCAACACAAACAAGAGATTACGCTGATAACGCTACGTATGAAGCAGACGCAGGATTTGGTACTGCTAGTACGGCAGATGATATATTAGATTTCACAGAAAGAAACCCTTTTGGTGAAGTAGATGAGGGTCAAGTATAATGTTAGTTTGTAAAGATTGTAACCACGAGTGTCATTGTAAAGCTACATTATCAGGTCTTGGCGACAAAGAACATGTTGATGAATATTTGGACTTATGTCCTTGTAAAGAATGTAATTGTAGAGGGGAAGAATAATGTTCGGAAGACGATTTTACCACGAGTCAATGAGAAAAGTTGTTGTTGCTTTTGGCACAATATTCAACAACATAATTATTCATAGAACAGACGCCGATGGTTCTGTAATACAAAGATTAAAAGTACCTTTATCATATTCGCCTAAAGAAAAGTTTTTAACAAGATTAGAACAACAACCTAATTTGGCCAAAAGAGAAATGGCAGTTTCTTTACCTCGTATGGGTTTTGAAATATCAGGTATCGCTTATGATTCATCTCGTAAATTACAACGAGTAGGTAAGTTTAAAAAGATACATGCCACAGACGCTGGTCAACAATACTATCAATACAATCCTGTACCTTACAATATATCTTTTAATTTATATTCTTTTACAGCAACTGCTGAGGGTGGATTACAAATAGTAGAACAGATTTTACCTTATTTTCAACCTGACTATACGGTAACGATCAATGCAATTCCTGAAATGGGAATAAAACGTGATGTTCCGATAACACTAAATAGTGTTAACTATGAAGATACTTACGATGGTTCCTTTACAACAAGACGTGCTGTAAATTATACTTTAGGATTTACTGCTAAAACTTATCTGTATGGTCCTGTATATTCTGCTAAAGTTATTAAAGAAACTACAGCAGATTTATTTACAGATACAGCAAGTGGATCAACAAGAGAAGAAAGAATTGTTATTGTGCCTAATCCTACAACTGCTGACGCAGATGATGATTTTGGATTTACTACAACCGTAACTACCTTTGCAGATGGAAAAACATATAACCAGACTACTGATAGTGATGAATAATTATGAGCATAGACGAAAAAATAAACGAAGCCCTTGGTATCTCTAACGACAAGCCTGTAACAAAGGCCGTTGTAAAAAAAGAATATACTCCACCAGTTCCTAGAATAGAAGAAAAAGGAAAAGAGGACGTAGATAACGATTACAAATATAGTAGAGAAAATTATTACAATCTTATTGAAAGAGGACAAGACGCAATACAAGGCATACTTGATATTGCAAACGAAAGTCAACACCCACGTGCCTATGAAGTTGCAGGTAACTTAATTAAACAAGTTGCTGATACAGTTGACAAATTACAAGACTTACAAGGCAAACTTAAAACACTTAAAGACGTACCTAACAAAACTACTGCTAATATTAAACAAGCATTGTTTGTAGGTTCTTCAGCAGAATTACATAAAATGCTTAAAGACAAAAAAGGTGTAAAAGTGCAAGAAGATAAAAAGTTTGACAATGGTTTTAATCCAGACGAAGTAAAATATGACTGAAGCATATCTAGGAAATCCTAATCTATTCAAGGCCAACACCAAGCAAGAATATACCGAACAACAGGTAATAGAAATTGCAAAGTGTATGGAAGATCCTGTATATTTTATACAAAACTATATTAAGATTGTTAACATTGACTC